TCAAGAAGCATTACACGCCGCACAGGAAGATGCAGACGAACAATGGCAAGAGCGTGATGTTGACGTGCCAATGGGCGAAGAAGCCCTTGCAGAAGGTCCTACACGTAAAGATTTCCAAATGGTAGCAGACTTACTTAAAAACATTGAAGATGAAGATAAAAAAGTAGAACTAGCAAACCATCATGCAGATACGTTTGCCAAACAAAATCCACGTTTTGATAAAGAAAGATTCTTATCAGCAGTTGGCTTAAATGAAGAACAAGTAGCAGAAGCATGTGGTGGCAAATATAAAAAAATGTCTGAAGATGATGTAGAAGAAGGCAACGAATTTTCAGGCGCTCTAGCACAGGCTAAGAAAGACGGTAAAAAAGAATTTGAAGTAGACGGTAAAACTTATAAGGTAGAAGAAAGCATGAACGAAGACATTAATGTTAGCATTAACGCTAGTGGCGAAGAAGATGCACTAAAACTTATGATGAAATTGGCTGGAGTACAAGCAGTAGCAGTACAACAAGAAGAAGCAATTGAAGAAGAACGTGATATTGAGTATGTAAATACTCCAAAAGAACAAGTGGCACCAGTAAGTGCCGCAGTCCCAAGTGGCACTGATTATCACAAATCTAAAAAACAAGATCCTGCAACTGCCAACAAAGCGGCTAATCCACTAGCAGAAGATGAAGAAGAAAACTTAGAAGAAGGTCTTTGGACGGCTTATCAAGACATGATTGCAGAAGTTAAAAAAGATGAAAACGCTTAAAGACTACTTAAACGAAAAAGAAACAAGCACCAACTCTGATGTTGGTGTTTCTTTATCTGAAGACGAGAAGCCAGCGGTAAACGAAGACTACAAAGGTTGGAAATATAATCAAGACGTAGAAGAATACGAAGATAATAGAAAAATATTCCATAGTGCTACTAAAGATGGTAAAGAAGTATCAATGGATTGGTCGCCATACTCAACACCAACAGATGAAGAATTTAAGTTATGGGTTGATTTAGGCATGCCTACACGCAAAGCAGTTAACAGCATTGGTCCATTAGACAAAGATGATTTAATGACTTTAGCAAAAACTAAACAAGGTACACACGATCTATTAAAAAGAGAACTTGACGAAATTAAACGTCTAAGTGGTTTACCAATCAATGAAGATAAAGCAGATGTAATGGGCAAACTTGATACTAAAACAAGAATACAATTACAAAAAGCCAAACAAAAATACCAAGCATTGGCTAAAGGTGATCCACTAGCATCAATGCTTATGGATTTAGAACGTGAAGTTGATCGTTTAGATCAAGAAAACGACATTGAAGATGCACAGATTGCCGCACAAGACGTTGTTGACAAAATGCACACTGATGCTATTGCTAAATTAAAAAAAAAGACAACGCATGAAGCGTTTCGATATCACCTAGACAACAACATTCCAATTAGAGAAAACATATTCCGCCCAGGTAGTGACAAATACTTTGAGTTGTTTAACTATGCTAGACAACAATTTCAAGAAGGTAAATTTACTCCAGATTGGGAAGATCAAGAATTATTAGAAACAGACATTGGTCAAGTAGTTAAACTTGTTAATGGACATTCAGTGCCATTGGATCAACCGTTTGCTGATGATGAATTAAGTGAAGCAGAATATCAAGGTAAAAAAGTAGAACTCAACAAACCTAAACGCGGTGGTCCTAAAAAGTTTTATGTTTATGTAAAGAATCCTAAAACAGGTAAAGTTAAAAAAGTTAGTTGGGGCGACACAACTGGCTTGTCAGTTAAGGCCAGCAAACCAGGTAGAGTAAAATCATTTGTAGCCCGACATAAATGTAAACAAAAGAATGATAAGACCAAAGCAGGCTATTGGGCTTGCCGTACACCAAGATACAAAAGTTTAGGAGTAAAAGGTGGTCAGTGGTGGTAACAAACCTTACTTTGAAACTCGTATAGGCGATACAGTCTATAGACGTTTTGAAGGCACTGTTGAAGAAACAGATCTAGTTTGGCACCGCGATGCCAACGATAGACAGATAAAAGTATTAGAGGGACAAGGTTGGCAGTTACAGTTTGATAATGAATTGCCACAAAAGTTAGAGCCAGGCGAAACTTACTTTATTGCTAGAGAGCAGTATCATAGATTGATTAAAGGCAATGACGAACTAGTCATTGAAATAGTAGAAGAAGAATGAGAGCAAAAGATTTTATTGTAGAAAAACGTGTAGGTAAACTACCACCAGATCAAAAGAGCACTCTAAATAGATCTAATAAATTTGCTACGGCTAACGATAGATTCTACGACCTTAATCGTGTTATGATGGCCACTGCTGGAAGTGATGGTGTTAACATTCCAGAAATGGATGCTGAAAGTTGGGTAGGTCGCAGTAATTTTTCTATGCCTTATACTAAAGTAGAACAAGACATGGTCAAAAAAGCCTGTAAGAGTGTGGGCACATCAATAAACAATATTGTTGCTGATCCAAGTTCTGAACCTAACGACACAAACAAAGCCAGTCCAGTAGCACAGCGTAAAAACAAAAGGAAATACTAATGGCTGACTTTGACGTAGAAATACAAGATATTAAACGCCTTGCAGGACTAACAGATCTGAACCAAGGTAAACTACAAGAATATACAGGTGAAGGCTCAGTTAAAACAGAAGCCAGTAACCTTACACACACTGCACAAGAAAAAGCAGACTATCAAAAAAAGCATAACATAGAACCAGGTACTCCAGAATGGTTTAAGTTATGGTTCTCTAAGCCGTATATGACCGGCGAAAAACCTTGGTAAATTAGTTTTTTAACCCTAACAAAGTCAGATAAGTACTAGTATGGCAAGAACGGCTAAAGGTACAGATTCAGTATTAGTAAAGAAACCTCATACGAGGGAAACCTTTACGGAAAAACAATTACAAGAATTCGCAAAGTGTGCTGATCCTAAAACAGGTCCAGAATACTTTATGAGTCATTACTTTTACATACAGCATCCTACACAAGGTAAAATGTTGTATAAGCCATACGAATATCAAAAACGCTTAATTGGAACCTATCACAATAATAGATTTAGTATAAGTCTAATGCCCAGACAAACAGGTAAGTCAACATCAGCCGCAGGTTACTTGCTATGGTATGCTATGTTTGTTCCTGATAGTACTATCCTAATTGCCGCACACAAATTTACTGGATCGCAGGAGATCATGCAACGTATACGTTATGCCTACGAAGACACTCCGGATTATATTAGAGCAGGTGCTGTTAGTTACAATAAAGGTAGTATAGACTTTGACAATGGAAGCCGTATAGTTTCAGCAACCACTACTGAAAACACTGGACGAGGTATGAGTATATCACTACTATACTGTGACGAGTTTGCGTTTGTGAGACCTACTATTGGTCGTGAGTTCTGGACTTCTATTAGTCCAACACTGGCAACAGGTGGTAAATGTATTATTACATCTACTCCAAACTCAGACGAAGATCAATTTGCTGTGTTATGGAAAGGTGCTAACAAATTAGAAGATGAGCACGGTAATCCAACTGAAATAGGCATTAATGGGTTTAAAGCATTCCGTTCATATTGGAATGAACATCCAGATAGAGATGACAAGTGGGCAGAAGAACAAAGAGCACAGTTAGGTGATGATCGTTTTAGACGTGAAATGGAATGTGAATTTATTATCTGGGACGAAACTTTAATCAATGCAGGACACTTAATTGAACTACAGGGCAAAGATCCTATTGAAACACAAGGTCAGGTACGTTGGTATAAGAAGCCAAACAAAGAGGCTACATACCTGGTTGCCTTAGATCCTAGTTTAGGAACAGGTGGTGACCCAGCGGCTATACAGGTATTTGAATTACCTAGTTTTGAACAAGTAGCAGAATGGAAACATAACAAAACACCAGTACAACAACAGATTGGCATACTGATAGAAATAACAAAATACCTAAGTGAATTTGTATCAGAAACTAATTTATACTACAGTTTAGAAAATAACACCTTAGGTGAAGCGGCTTTAGTTAGTCTTGCTGAAATAGGAGAGGAAAATATTAAAGGTACCTTTCTAACAGAACCTGCTAGAGCAGGTAATGTAAAACGCTATCGTAAAGGCTTTAATACAACTCATAAAAGTAAACTAAGTGCATGTGCAAAACTTAAAAACCTAATTGAAACCAAACGACTAACACTGCACAGTCGTCCATTGATAAGTGAACTAAAAACATTTGTAGCACATGGTACAAGTTACGCGGCCAAGGTAGGGGAAACAGATGATCTAGTAATGGCCACAGTATTAATCATACGTATGGCACAACTGCTACAGAGTTATGTTCCTGAACTAGACAACAAGATGAAAGACAATCTAGACGATTTCATAGAGCCAATGCCCTTTATAATGTTTTAGATAAATAACAATATGAGTACAGAAATTAACAACGTAGCAGAATCCTTATTTGAAAAAATCCGCAGTAGATTTGAAGATGTCAGTTTAGGTGATGAAAACGCCAAGTCTACACAAACTCCTGAGGATGCTAGATTCTTTAACTTTGACTATGAAGTCAACGGCCACAATCACGGTAATATCACAATCAGTCTGATAGACGAACAAGCACTTAAAGTTTACTTTAGTAAAAACATTACCAATGATCTACCTAACGAAGAAAAACAAAAATGGTACGCATTTTTAAAAGAGTTAAGATATTTTGCCAAAAGAAATATGTTAACTTTTGAGCCTAGAGATATTACTAGAAGCAGTTTAAATATTAGAGATATCAAACAGGTCAGTCATGATGACAGTACCTATGATAAAGATGAAGTAGTAGATTTAGGTGAAAGTCGTATGTATGGTAGTAAAAAACGCAGTTACGAAAGTTATGGTCCAGTAAGAATTAAAATTCAACATACCAAGGAAGTTGCTGAGGAAGTTAGAGGCAGTCGTTCCAGAAACATATCAGCACTGTTTGTAGAAAACGATCAAAGTGAAAGATTTAAACTACCGTTTACTAGCCTAATTGGCGCTCGTGCTATGGCTAGACATGTATCAGCAGGTGGTATTCCAACTGATGCTATAGGTGAACATATTACTAGTCTAGTAAATGAAATGATCACTTTAAGACCTTTTGTAAACGCTATGCGTACTAGAACGTTTGAAGATCAAGAAACACAAGGTATGTTAGAAGCCGCATTTGACTATCATAGACTGTTAAAACATACTCTTAACAAAATGAAAGGCAAAAAAGGTTATAATCAATTTAAAGAAAACTTTAAACCTAGCCAAGTAAAAGAACAAGACATTGATATTAACAATATTAAAGATAAATTTGTAAAACGTGTAATGGATGAGCGAGTAGAACAAGCACTTCCGTTAGTTCATAAGGCATATCAAATGATGAAAGAAAATAATAATCCATTTGCAAAAGAATTTGAATCATGGGCAACAAGACTAAGTGAAGGCACATGGCACATTCCAGAAACAGAAGAAGACATCAGAAAACTAGCAAAACTATTAAGAGATCCAGTTCAGTGTGGTGTTGATGGAGTAAATGGAGTTAATGCTTTAGGTGGACTAATTGGTGATGATTCACTATATGATGACATTGAAGCACTAGCAGAAGTAGATCCAGAAGCAGACTGTAACTCACTTATAGTGTCTTGGTTAGACAACAACATGCCAGAAGTATTAGAACAAATTAAAGAACTAAGTCCAGATGGTTTTGTACGTGATCAAGGTCGCGATAAAGAAGAAAATTACCGTCAACCTGGATTTAACAATCCTAGAAAATACACAGATGATCTTGGAATTATGGGTAAAAATAAAGAAGAAAAACCTAAAGACTGGGCACAGGCAGTGGCCGCAGATGAAAGCGTTGAAGAAGACAAAGAATATGAGTGCCCAACTTGTCAGGGTGCAGGCGAATGGCGAGATGAAGAACATAAAAAACACGATTGCCCAGATTGTGATGGTGAAGGTAAGTATGTTGATGTTGATGATCTGGAAGAAGGCAAGATGAAAGACTTATCAATGGACCTAAAAGATTTATCTGACAAAGAGTTTGAAGAAAAATATGGCATGAAAAAATCAGATTGGGAAGAAGTAAAAACACCAGGCTTAAGACAGGACCCAAGTAAACCAGCATACATTAGTAAAAACTTAATTCAAACTGAGGATGAAGAAGGACCATTAGACAAAGTTAAAGACCCTAAGGCAAAAATTGAACTAGCAAAAGCATTAATTAAAAATAGAGGGCAGGCTAACGATGATCCACTAGCGGCTCTGGCAATTGAGCTCACAAGACAATTAGAAAAGTTAGAAAAAGAAAATGATTGGGAAGAAAAAGAAATTGCTAAACAAGCACAAACTGATAAAAGGCACGATAAGGCAATTGACAATCTACAAAAATCAATACATGAAGACGAAATAGTAGTTTACGAGGCACATGAAAAATTAGAAAAATTAGTAGGACAAAGAGTGTATGTTAAGGACAAAGGCCAAACAGGTACAGTAGCACAAGTGTCTAACACACATAGCAACGCACTA